TTCATCCTGCGTTCCTGTTCTTATTTGGAGCAGTTACTTTGATCTGCTTAACGAAGAACAGGAACGCAGGATGAAACGCCGTCGGTAGACTGGCTTTAACGAAAGGGGTGTGCCGTGTCTGTCGTTGCCAACGTTGCCGTCAATGTTGATGCACGGCAAGCGACACAAAATCTGCAACGGCTACAAAAACAATCAACGGCTGCAGCTAATTCAATAGAAAAAACAGGGCGCTCAGCCGCAAGCGCATCTGCAAATATTCAACGCTTTGGCATCGCTTTTAGATCTGTTGTTGCACCCGTAGTTGCGATAACAGGCGCTGTCAATATTTTGAGTCGCAGTCTTCGTGTTTTAGGAGAACGTCAGGCTGATGCAGCAGCACTTGAAAATGGTCTCCGAAAAATAGGAGGCACAAGGTCTGACTTAAGACAGCTACAAAAAGTAGCTGACGAACTTGGCAAGCAAACTTTATTTAATCAAGAGGATTTTGACCGTGGCTTTGCACTGCTTACAAGTTTCCAAAGCATTGCAATTGGTTCTTATGAGCGAGTAGCAAAAGCCGCCGCAGATGTAGCGCAAGTAACGAAACAAGATGTTAACTCCTCCCTTTTACAACTTGCCAAAGCATTGCAAGATCCTGAAAAAGGTTTGACAGCGTTGGCACGTTCTGGCACTCAATTTACGGAAACCCAAAAAGACCTAATTAAATCTTTAGTCGAAGCTGGTAAGCAGGCAGAGGCGCAGGATTATATTCTTCGTGAAATTGAAAAGCAGTACGGCAACGCGGCTGCTGCTGCAGGCAGTGCAGGTTATGCAGGAGCTGTTGATTCGCTTCAAGAGTCTTTTCGAGATTTTCAAGAACGTCTTGCAACTGGTGTTGAACCAGCCGTGATAGGCACTCTCAAAGCATTAACGGATTTATTTGATATTGTATCTAAAATTCCAAAACCAGTTGGCAATGCTGCATTGGCGATTGGAGCAGTTGCGACCGCTGTAATTGGACTGCGAGCTGCAATCGTAGCAGTATTACCTGTAGCCAAATCTTTGCTCGCATTTGCTCTTGCTAATCCTTGGATTGCACTAGCAGCAGGCATAACTGCAGCAGCAGTTGCATTGGCGGGATACAGAAGTGAAGCAGAACAAGTTGCTGGTGCAGCGAGGACAGGAACTCAAGCAGACGTTGCAGCCGCTAGGAATTTGGCTGTACAAAAAGGACAGTCAATTAGTTTGCTTGAGGCTAGACGTGGGCAGGCAACTGGTCGTGAACGGGCAAGTATTGATCGGCAAATCACTAAGTTGAGACGCGAACAATCTGATCTTTTGGATGCTGCTAGGCAGAACGCTTTAGACAATGTTGCCAGGCCATTTGTTACAACCCCTGATACGGCAGGGGGCGGTGAACCCGGAAAAGACAAAAAGAAAACTAAAGATAAAGCGGCTGAAGAGGAAGCACGTTTGCAGGCTCGTCTTCGCGGCATTGAAATTGAAACCAACGCTATACAAAAGCAATCAGATGTACAGCAAAGAATACTCCAGGCACAAATAGATGGCGATCAACAGTTGGCTACACGCCTGCAAGGGGAAGAGCGTATACAGCAAATTGTCTCTAGACTTCAAGGCAGTTTGATTGATATTACTGATCAACGTGAACGCCAAGCGATGCTGGCAAAAGCTGCCGCTGAAATTGATGCAGCCCAAGCGCAAACAATAGGCGAATTAAGCAGAGTTGAAACCCAGCGCACAGAATCAATTGAAAACGCAATGCGTCCGCTGGAAGAGCAGCGTCAAATACTAGAAGCTACTTTGCAAGGAAAAGGCGAAGAAGTAAGGCTACAACTTGAGATTGAACGGATTTTAAGATCTACTCCTGGCCGAGAAAGAGAAAAGGTGGAGGCTTTAATTCGTGGCAATGCTGCACTTGAGCAGCAAATGGAAAGCGCAAAGCAAATAAAAGATCTGTACCAAAACATTGCAAACACAATAGCCAGTAGCCTTGGAAGTGCTATTGATGCCGCTGTTTCTGGCACGGAAAATCTTGGCGATGCGTTGAAAAAGTTGGGGACAGATTTATTGGCAACAATAGGCAAAATGCTTATTATGTATGCAATCGGTCAAGCATTAGGAGCTATCAGCGGCGGTAAAGGACCACTTGGCTTCCTTGCTCAAGGATTTGGATTTAAGCCTGCCAAAGATGGTGCGTATTGGTCTGGCGGCTTTGAAGCATTTGCAAATGGTGGCGTAGTAACTAGACCCACAATGGGTTTAATCGGTGAAGGTGGCGAAGCCGAATACGTCATTCCCGCCAGCAAGATGGGCGCTGCGATGGCACGTTACGCAAGCGGTGCTCGCGGTCCTAGCGTTATCCCCCAAGGCGGTGACAGCATGGCAGCCGGCGGTGGCGGTAACGGCACCTTTACACTCGAAACCGTCGTTATCAACAACGTTGAATACGCCACGGTGGATCAAGTCCGCGCCATGGGTCAGCAGGCTGCACAACAAGGCGCACAAGGCGGCTTCACTAAATCCATGCGTACGCTGCAAAATTCACGTAGCCAGCGCTCCAAACTCGGACTAGGCCGATGACCGTCGTAGCACTCACTAATTTCATCGAGATCAGCACATATGCGGGCGTGGTGCAGCACCGCTTCCAAAACAGCAAGCCTGGTCAATCCATCCAATACCGCGACGTTGACTATGCCTATTTAAGTTTCATCTACCAGGGTGCCGCCAAAAACCGCACTGGCGACAACTTGGAATCGCAGCTTGTGCTGTCCGCCAACCCGATCAGTATGGGCTACGCCGTACAGGCTGTACAAAACAACTACCAGGTGCGCGTCGATAGCTGCTCCATGAATCCAACGGACTTCAGCGTCGCTCGAACGCTCACCACCGAATTTTGGCTGGCGGCAAGCATGGCATACGACACAGAAACTGTCGAAGTGTTACTGAGTAGCGGCATCGACGCCGTTGGTGCCAACGCCCCTATCCGCGTGTTGACGACCAATCTTGTTGGAGCGCTACCGACAACAGCCGCCATCTACAACAGGTGATTTCGCCCTACAAACTGCTCGGGATGCAGTACCGCTTGGGTTCCAACCCAGAACAGCACGGCACTGCTGATTGCCTGAGCTTGGCGCGAGCTGTTGTCCAGTACCACGGTTTTACAGCACCCACACCGCAACGCGACTGGTACAGACGGTTACGCCGCCAGGATTACGGCATTTTTGAGGAAGAACTGGCAAAGTGGGGCGAACTAACCGATCAGCCTAGAATCGGAGTAGTAGCCCTTTGTCGTAACGACGTGGGCAGTTACGGTCTTGCTGCTTTTTGGGAGGACGGGTGGATCAGTTTCGTCGGGTCGGAGGTGAGCTGGTCCCCTATAAGCGCCCTACAGGTCGTCGGGCGTTACTTCCCTCAGAAGCAGAACTGTGCAATGCCATCGGGTTAAGCGAAGAGGAGTATTGGCATTTTGTTGAACTGACGGAAGCGTATAACGGCAAGCGCGCAAAAGAATATGAACTGGTGCCGGATGTAGAAAACGGCGCTGTAGCGATTGCAATCGTCAGCCTTGTCATCGGCTTGGCATCCACAGCAGCAAGCTTTCTGCTGGCGCCAAAGCCACGTGCCCCGCAAGTTAATCAATCACGCGAATCAACTCCGCCCAGTCTTCGTACTGCCGATCAAGCTGGTACGCGTCGTTTTGCCCCGCAAACAAATTTTGATTCTGTTCAAGAGTTAGCCAGTCTTGGGCAGATTATCCCGCTTATTTTTACGCGCAAGGGCGTTCGCGTAACGGGGCAGTTGCTGTGGTCGCAGATGCTGAGCCTCGGCAACGGGCAACAACTACGAGCCATCATGCTGTTTGGCTCACGCATTGAAGCGCGTCCGCATTTCCCTGGGTTTGCCATCGGCGACACGCTGTTGGAAAACTACACTCGCGCCAAACTGGCGCTGTATTTCAAAGCAGACGGTGGCAGACCACAAGAAACTGACGACCGTTACCCACAAGGCATTGCTGAGGTACTTGACCATAGCGATGCGTTTAGTATTTTTTGGGATCGTGATGATAAGTACCAGCCGTACTTTTCTGGTGTTCGCACACCGTCCACGCAAACTCAATTTGGGGCATATAGCCCAATGCCAAACGGCAATGCCTTCAAAGTTAACTATGAGCTAACGCTACGTCCTGCAAGTGCCGACAATCAAATTAAACAAGACATCGACGTAAAACGAGCGAAAATTAGCAACTCTTTCCCGTGCCGCGCAGCGATTGTGTCCTCCAGTTTTTTCGGGGCGCGTTATCGCATAGAGGCAGGCCAAGAAGATCCCAGTGCCTATGCACCATGGGGCTTGGAAGATGTCAATTCTGCAGTAGAAGCTATTCGCATCAATGCCGATGAAGCCTGCTCTGTTGGCGATCTGTATCTTGTTGGCGAAAGATTCGGCGTAGGTAGCTCGCTTAACACCGATGAGCCTTGGAATCCTTCGATTACTAAAGATTTTCGTATTTTGTGGTCCAATGAATCTCCTTATACTACTTGGGTTGAAGCTAAGCGACCCGACGAAGTATTTTTACCGTATCAAACCCCAATCCTTCAACGTGCGGCTGTTGCTGTTGTATCAAACAACCGCGAATGCGATGCTACGGAAATAGGCATTAAATCAACTGTATGGAAACAGATTAACGGCTTTCCTAATGTCAACAGCCAGCCACCTCAGTCAACACTTGAAGAGTATGAAGCTAAAAACGGCAGCATAGCCCTTGGCGCGATCAATAAGTACATATCTCGACTTAGTTTTTTCCGCATTTTTGCTCGCCCATTGGGGCGCGATGCTGAATGGACAGATCTCAATGATGGGACGTTATTTTGCGTAAAAGGGCAAACCCCGCAGCCCCAATACAACTATTTTCGCTTTGTCCATCCTCGTGGGCAGTACGAGTTTAAGTTTGTCCCAGTACCAGGGAATTTGGCGCACAACTCTTTTACTGACCGCGATGTGTTTTTGCTTCGCCCTGGTGCACGACTAGGGTTCAACACTAATAATTTTACTGTTGTTTTTAGCGGCATTCGTTATCGCCTTACCGCTAACGCACAAAGCAACAGCGAATGGATTCTTGGTGCACCACCGCCAAATCCAATCGGTAACGTAATTGGTGTTAGTTCGACACAACGAGGCAGCATCCCCACTTACCAAGAGTGGGTTTTGGTTGATAGCAGGGAAAATGATTCAAATAGAGTTTTTGGTCAATGGGCAAACACTTTATTTAACCGTACCCAAAATGTTTCTTTTATATGGGATGGCAACGTAATCGGAACCCAAAGCTATAACAATGGTAACTTGTCTCCCATTACGCAAGGCAACGTCCAGTATCGCGTACAAGGTGATGGCACTTCAACTACAAGCTACGAACAAATAAGAGGCGGCAAGTTTGGCTATGCTCAGTTTACAACATATAAAGCAGCTATTGGTCGCTACGAACTTCGCACTTTGCAGGAATCTTCAACTAGCACCAGGATTGTAGATGCCAGTGGAGGCAGCGGTGGAGGGCTCCAATTTGAAGTTTTACTCTATAAAGATGGTGCAGCGGCAGCTTGGAGTATTCATAGCGCAGGTAGTGGCTACAAAACCGGAGATACCGTATACATACCTCTTGCCGATGTCAATGTTACTGTGCAAGCTGATGATCGCCTTTTTGTACAAGGGAACTTAAATCCATACGACGCTGTTGCTGATTTCATCCTGTTTGAAGCGGAACGAACCAGTCACATGGATAGCCCCGAGCACGAAGTTGTATATGTGTCTGAGCAGCTACAGCAAGTACCACCGCAATACGAAAACTTAGCCATTGCAGGCATTCGTATTAACAGCACAAAGGAATGGGCAAACTTCAGCTCTTTATCAGCCTTTATCAGGCGGGGCACTCCGGTAGAGCGCCTTACAACTTCAGGCACTAGCGCAACTAATTTGCTGCCCGAGATCGCGTATGCACTGCTAACTGATGAGACCATTGGCGCTGGCGCGTCCATTGGCGCGGGTCAAGTAGACCGGGATCGAATGGTGCTAGCGGCACGTTTTTGTCAAGCAAACGGCTTTACTTGGGATGGCGTGATTAGTGAGCGCATCAACTTACGTGAGTGGATTTTTGAGCAAGCAGGCTATTGCATGTTGGATTTTACAATCCTTGGCGGGCGTTTTAGCTTGGTGCCATCAGTCCCGTACAACAGCAATTACACAATCAAATACGCAGGTCGCCCAACAATCAAAGCACTGTTCACCGACGGCAATATCCGTAAAATGAAAGTTACGTGGCTAAGCCCTGAAGAGCGCCGCTTGTTTAAGGCAACATGTTTATGGCGGCAAGACACAAATAACGGCTTCCCCGAGACAAAAGTTCTCAGTGTGCGTCTTTCCGATCAGCAAGGCGGAACGGACGGCGATCCGGAAGAGACTTTCGACATGAGCGGCTGGTGCACCACCCAAAAGCACGCATACACTTTTGCCCGTTACGCATTAAAACTTCGCCAACTTGTAGACCACAGCGTCACGTTTGAAACGACACCACAGGCAGCAATGAACCTTGCCCCTGGCGAGTACTTCCGCTTGGTGTCAGAAGTGACCCACACCAGCCGCTTTAACAACGGCAGCATCGGCCCTGACGGCGCAATACAAAGCACTGATGTATTGAACGGTTCTTATGCAATTTTGTACTGGGAGCCTGGCACGGTTGGTGTAAAAAGCACAACGCTTGAAGCCACTAATGGGCGTACAACACAAACAGCTTTGTTTGGCAAAGTTTTCACAATCAACAACACAACCACCGTAAACCGCGTCTACAAAGTTGAAACTCTTAGCTATGGCGAGGACGGATTGGTTGAAATTACTGCTAGCCATGTGCCTCTAACCAGTACAGGAAGCCTGGCGATCCTAGATTGGAACGATGATATGTTCGTCAGTGAGGTGAGCTAATGCCTGTAGCGTTTCCCGACATTAGACCCAGCTCTCGTAGCTACTCCCCCGGCAGTTTCCCGCAGACGGAATTTCGTGCTCAAAACGGTGCACTGACCGTGGTGCGTCTTGGTAGTCGCCGCGTTGACTCCGAACTTAGCCTGGAGTTTCAGAACATTACTGACGCAGACGCGGCATTGATTTTAACAAATTACGAAGCTGTCAACAGCACTTGGGACTACGTAACCTTTACCGTTAAGAATGGCGCCCTCGGTGCTAGTGGCACTTTGGCTAAATACATCCGTGAAGTAGGCGGCTCCGGTTTGCGCTGGCGCTATGCCGAACCTCCATCCATTACCAGCATTTTGCCAGGGCGCAGTACTGTCCAGTGCAAATTTATTGGCATTATGGATGGTGCTTAGAATAGAGGCACGTACTCGGTCCTACGGCCATGGCAGTTTTTAGCGGTAAAGACGGCAGTATGAAGTGGGAGGGCGGATCTGTTGCTCGCGTCCGCAACTGGAGCGTCCAGTCCACGCTTGACACACTGGAAACCACAGATCTCGGTGACGACTCTCGTGAATATGTACCCGGTCTAAAATCCGCAACGGGTAGCGCCACCATTTTCTATCACGACGACGACAACAGCCTGCGCACGCTGCTGAATAACTGCATTAACACGGGTACGCCTGCTTCTGCACTGCTTGATCTGAACTGGGGCACCAAGCGTTTGGAATTCAGAGCCTATGTCACCAGTGCGTCAATCACTTGCAGCACTGGCGAAGTGATGTCGGCTGAGGTTAACTTCACCATGACTGGCAACTACACAGTAGTCACCCTTTGATATGGCAGTACTCCTTGGGCAATACGGGCAGGTAGAACTGCGGCGCTCGCAGATTGACGAGGAGTTTCGCGGTGAAGTAGCACAATCTGACGTTAATACGGTAAAAGATCGCTTCAGTTTTAACTTTCCTATTGGGATGTTGATTACTGGCGATCAAATTGAAATGTCAACTACAGATAAATCGCTACTGGATTTTGTTGGCGCTGATGGGTGGCCCACAAATACCGTATACAGAGACGGTGTTTTTTACATTTACGTTGACGAAGTAGGGGCTATTCGGCTATACAAAACATTTGATGAAGCCATTGCGGGCGAAGTTGCTGGGCGTATCAACCTCGTTGATGCTGGTCGTACAGTCCCAATCAAGGTTCGTGTACGCAATAACAACGAGCGTATTCTGGGGCAAGTCAAAAGTTTTGAGCTAAACACTGAGCGCGATAGCGTCGATACCACTACATTGTCAGACGAGTTTCGCCGCCAATACAGTGGTCTAATCAGCGGCTCAGGTCGTATTACCTGCTTTTTTGATTATCAGCGACGTTCACTGGATCCATTGACAACAGGTGAAGGCGGAAACGCACTGGAATTGCCAATTTATGTGCATCAACTCTTGTTGCGTACGCAACTGGGCAGTGAATTTTACGCAAAATTGACCTTGGTACGGCGTGGGCCTAAACCCTACGGAAAATTTGAGGATACGGATGACGAAGTTTGGTACGAGTTTGAAGCGCGAATCACAAACGTAGGCATTGCATTTGATGCGGCTGAACCGATCGAGAGTACTATTGAATTTGTGACCACCGGAGAAATTAAATTGCGTACACGTTATGTATCCAATTACCTACTGCAGGAAAATACAGACCTTATCCGCCTTGAGGCTAACCAGTCTGGCTTCATCGAAGTGGAACAACAGGACTGACGCCCTAAACTGGTACTAGCACTGTCCGTGGCGTAGTAGTGGCTGACCTCAGGATTTCAGAACTGCCGGTCCTGTTGGGGACAGACGCAGAAGCCAATGACGATTTGGCGATTGCGGACTACAGCTCTTCCGAGACTAGGCGTGTAACGCTGAAAGGCGCTGTCCAGCAAGGCGTTTCAGCTCTGATTGACGACGCCGTTATCCCTGGCGCCAAGCTTGTTGCCAACAGCGTGACAGCCACCCAAATTGCAGCCGATGCCATTACGGCAAGCGAACTGGCTGATGGTGCTGTTGATACCGCCGCCATTGTCGATGATGCGGTTACCAACTCCAAGCTTGCTTCGGGTATTGATGGCTCCAAGCTGATCACCGACTCGGTGACGGCAACCCAGATCGCAGCAAACGCGATCACTGCATCTGAGCTGGCAGATAATGCTGTTGATACTGGTGCTCTTGTTAACGAAGCGGTCACAAATGCCAAGCTCGCTAGTGGCATTGATGGCGCAAAACTGATTGCGGATTCGGTCACCGCCACCCAGATTGCAGCAAATGCGATCACGGCAAGTGAATTAGCCAATGATGCTGTAGATACTGCCGCCATTGTTGATGCTGCAGTTACTAACGCCAAAATT